ACTGTCCTTGCGGCGTGTTGAGCGCCGGGTTTAAGTTACCGCCGAACGCCGCGTTATAATCTTCCTGCACGCCCGCGAGAATCGCCGCCTCAGTCGGGATAACTAGCCCCGTCGGGGTAAATACCGGCGTCGGTACGTTGGTTGTGTCGCTCATATAGAAACCGTCTGCGTTTGGTGGCTAGAGTCCGTAAAGAGCACCTGCCCCGTCGTTTCGCGCGTTGTCGCTGAGTACGCTTCAATGATGCACGTTGCCGAAACAACATCAGGAACCGTCAGCGCGGCAGCAACGAATTGCTCTTGAAATATCGCAGCCGGCGGCGTCTTGCCGAACAACTGCCCAAAATAGTCTACTCCAAGCGAGACGTCGTAGTATACCTCGCCCAACACCGTGCGGCAGGCAGATGCCACATCCTGCGCGAGCGCGTAGGGCTCGGCGGCAACGGCAATGTTGCCGTTCGCGTCAAGCGTCAAATCCCACAATCCGACGTCTAAAAGCAGTGTGTTCATGTTGGGGGTCCAGTATCGCCGCCGCCTGTCGAAACGCCCGAATGTACGTGCGTTCCGAGTTCGACCGTTCCCTGTTTGACCGTCCCGCCGGTAATGCCGCCGGTCACAGCCAAGTCGCCCGAGAACGACCCGGCGCCGCCGCCTGTTTGCGTGAGCGTCCCGGCTATGCTCACGTCACCATCTAGGACGATTTCCGGGGCTGTTACGGTAACAGTTGCGGTCGCTGTCACGGCGACATTTTCGCCTTGCACGGTCACGAGGACGGGCGACAAAATCGTGATGTTGCCTGACGAGTCGAATTGAACGTAAGAGGTCGGCGTACCGTTCAGCATCCCGCCGATATAGACAGCATCCGCCCAATCGAATGTTCGGGCACTGCCCGGGTTCGCTTGCGCCTTTGAGTTCTTCACGTTGGTGATGTCGCGTGAGCAGAACGCACACAGCCCAATGTCCCCCGCCACGGGGTCGATAATAATCGCGTTCGTGCCGCCCTGTACGCGCAAGTACGGTACTTGATAGATGTCGCCGTGCTGCACAGCCTGCCCGTTGCCGGTCAATAGGTTCACGAGAACTTTCACCGTGACCGTGCCGACGGGTGCCACGCCGCCGTCATTCGAGCACGACTGAATCTCGACAATCGAGAGCGTCTGCACGCGGGCGAGCGCTGTATTGATTTGCAATTGGACAGTGTTGTAGTCCGTCGTGTCCGCGACAACCGACGCTGCGCCGTACCCGGGAGTGTTCATTGCGCCCCCGTGGCTGCAGCGACCGATGGCGGCGACAGCAGCAAATCCGAAAACCATGCGCCGTTCGGCGTCAGCGCTTCAATCGTATTCGTGACCGACGCCACAAACCAATTACCGTTGGCTGAGGAATTTAACGAGGTGGGGAGCCCGTTATTGTCGACGACCGACGTGCTGCCTTGGATAGTCACGGAAGATTTTACGTGGTATGCAGGGTTATACAGCGCTCGCGCATTGAGCAGTCCGTTAGATTGCGGGACGGGGTTTGCCACAAGACCCGTTTGAGGCGTCAGGATAATTGGCGCATCGGAATCCGCCTGCCCTTTCGGCGACACGGTAATGCCCGTATTCGTGCCGTTTGGGGTCGGGTCCAAGTTGTACGCCGCGCAGACTGTGCGCAACTGGTCCGTGAGACTGCCGGAATAGTAGACCGCGCCGCCTGTCGAGCCCGTGACGCCGTTGTTCGTGAACGCCTGCCCCATCTTGCCGATGATGGCGGACAGCACGTCGGCGACTGCCGCGCTCGAGGGGAAGCTCGTAATTGTGGCGGGGGCGACTGAATCGTATATGCCCCACATGGATGTGACCACAAGGGATACATCCGGCTGCGCCGAGTAGTCGGTTGCCGCCGACAGAATGTTACCGGCGTACGCTGCCGCCCATCCGTCGCCTCCGTTCGCCTCGACCAACACGCTATTCGGCAAATATCCGGTCTTGCCGAACTCTACGACTTGCACCGCAAGGGCGTTCATATCCTTGAGCGCCATGCCGTATATTTTGATGGTTGCGGACGGCCACGCGGGATACCCGCCGCCGACAATCGTGGCGGACATACGGAGTCCCGTAAGCTGCAACTGGTTAGCGTTCGTGCCGGGGAACACCGCATTGCTGTCGTTCAGCGTGAACGTTACCCGCATTTGCTTGTTGAGGTTAAGGGCCACTTGTATACCCAATCGCCGTTAAGTCTGATTGCTCGAGATAAAGCAGCACGAACTGCGCGCCGAGCCCCGTGTAATACGGCGGCGCCCCGTTGAACGTGGGCGGGCCGCCCTGCGTCGCGAGGGTGTCGAGAAACATAAATTCACCCGCCACGCCGAGGTACTGTCGGTCCTGCAAAATGGGCGTGCGGTCTAAGCACCGCGCGGTGTTGATGATAGGCACGCCGCCCACGGTTAAATCGAAGAAAAGCCCCGCTGCGACGCCATACTCGTCAACGATGGGTTCCCTTTGGTAGACCGCTATCTGGCAATTCTGCCCGTCAAGTGTTATCGCAAGCGTCTGTGAGGGAACGGCGTTTAGTGGAATTTGCAGCACGGGGTTAACCTGTAGGCACGGGCGGCGCTATCGCCGCGAGCGCGGATGATTGGACGGCACTCGACGGCACGGCGGGCGCGGTCTGACCGTTGTTTGCCGTCGGTATGGCGGACGGCACAGACGAGTTCGACAGATTCGTGGACGTGCTCGAATAGACCGCGGACGCCTCAATGACCTCCACGAAAAACAATTCGACGTCGAAATACGCAAAGTTTCCGGCACCGCGGCGCGAGAGTTCCGCGCGCGTGCACACCACATTGAGATACGATTTTTCCGGCGTGCGGATCGTGTACATAGTGGACAAGTCGTTAACAACCGCATCGACGGTTTGCAGGAACGCGGTGCGCTCGGACAGCGACCCGCCCTTCGTGAGCGTCACGGAGTTTTCAAACGGCACTATGACTTTGTTGTAGCTAGCGAACTGCCCTTGCTGAATCTGGTAATTCGAGACGCGGTACTCTTGCCGCCACCCGAAGTCCATCACGCTGTCGGGAACTATCGCCTGTACGCCCGGCGACGCACCGAACCCAAAATCGGGCGTCGCCTGCGTGAACACCCCCCACACGGGAGCCGTCTGCGTGGACTGCCACAAGGCGCCGCTCGTCGCTTGCGTGCCGATCGAGGGCGGCGAGCTTGCCGGGGACAGCAGCGAGCGGGCAAGCTGCGGCACGCCGAGAAGCGCGGGCACGTTCGGAAACGGCGGGGTTGCCACGGTCACGAGAATGCCGAGCCCCGCGCCCCATCCCTGCGTGATTATCTGCGCACTCATGACTGCCCCGCGTTGGCTTGTGCGACTGTCACTTTACGCTGTAGCGCGTCCGCCGCCTGCGCCGCTACCTGCGCGGGGTCGGCGTGTGAGGAGTTGACCGTTATCTGGTCGACTTGCACGTTTACTGTGCCGCCGCCCGCGCCGCCCGCCGCCGTACCGTTGCTGCCCGTGCGTGGCGGAAGCGAGGGCGTCGCGCCGCTCGGCGTCATGGCGCGGAATTGTTTGTCCGACACGCCCGCCTCCTGCGCGCTCATAGCCGCGAGAAGCGCCGGCACGTCAGCCGCGGTAAGTTTTGCGTTCCGGTCTTTACCTAACGACTTCGCGACGCGCGCGATATACGCCTCGGTATCAGCCGGATGCTTCATGGCGTCGGTGCCCTCGTACGCCGTAATCAACTTCGAGATCGTGTCATTGCCTCTTTTAAGCTTGCGCTCGACGTTCCCTTGCATCGCCTCGAGCCCTTCCGCCGCTGTCGTGAATATGCGGAATCCGTTGATATCGCTCCGCTGCCCGGGTAGCGCTTTGATGTTGCCCGGGTTGTTATTTTTCGCCGCAAGGCTCTTGGGCTTCTGTGAGAAAATCCAACTAACAATCTTGCCCACGTCGCGACCGAACGTTCCGTTGGCTAGACTCTCCGAGAGCTCCCCCGACCCCTCGATTATGGTTTGCTCGATAGGGCGAACGAAGTCGCCAATTTTAGCGCCGAGCTTGTCGCGCCGCCCCGCCGCTTCCTTTTTCACGCGCTCCAAATCTTCCGCCGCTTTCACGCGCGCCTGGTCTGCAATAACTAGGCTGCGCGCAACGGCTAGCTCTTTCGTTTGCTGCTCGAGCGACTCATTGAATAGATTGATGAGCCCCTCGGTGACGCCCGCGCGGGCGAGCGTGGCGGAGCGCGTCTGTTCGTCTAGACCCGACATACGAGCGGACAGCCCCCGGAATATCGTACCGATATCGAGAAGGTTCCCTTTCAAGTCGCGGTAGGGGATGCTGAATTGCTGCAAGAGGGTGAGCAGCGGACCCGGCGTGCCGCCCACGGTCTTAAGCTGCTGAAACTCTTTGACTAGCTGGCTGACCGTGGTTGTGACGTCCTCAGCCTTGCCGCCCGCGAGCTCCACGGCTTTGCCCCACGTGTCGAGTGCGGCGGGGTCCACACCAAGGCGGGTTGCCGCGCGCCCCTTCGCGGCAAGGGCTTCGTTCATGTGCGACAGATACTCGAGCCCGCCCTTAATCGTCTCAAAGCCGATAACGGCGCCTATCAGCGTCCGCCCGAGATTCGCTATCGCGCCCGTCGTGCCGTCAATGGATTTCTTGCGGTCCTGTTCCTCGAGCTTGAGTTTGCGGGCGCGCTCGCGCTGCTCTGCGTCATTTTTCTTGTTGACCGTATCGCGCTTTTTCTGCGCCTGCTGGTCGAATTGCTCGACGTCTTTCCACGAACGTTTGTAGTCGTCCGGGTTAAGACCGAGTTCTACGATCAGGGAGTCAATGATGGTCGGCATGTCGGGTTATCTCGCGCCTGTTGAAAGCGTCGACCGAGATAACTTCTACGAGGTCGAAGGCGTCTCTTACGCCATAATCGGATTGTAATTCCGCGAGCGTCGCGAGTCCACCGCTAATAATCATCCCGCAAAGAGGCGGCAGATTGACGTAATTGAGCAGCCCGCGAGGGCGGTCGAGGAACAGACTTACTCCGTAGTCAGGGAACTCGCGGGCAGCGTAAAACCCGTGTGGAGCGTCCACGCGGCCTTATAAAGTGTCAGGAACGTGACAATTTCCTCGACCGGACCGTTGCCGGCTGAATCGGGAATGACGTCCGCCAACGGCAGTTTTGGCTTGTGCTCATATTTGACGGTCGCTAAGAGCTCATCGAGTAAGGGCTTTAAATCCTCGTGGGAGGCTCCTAGGAGGGCGCTAAACGCGAACGATGCCAGGGCGCCCCATCCGGCGCCGAGCGCCCCCGGCGGCAACTGTGCGCCGCTGCGGGACAAAGCGAGCAGGGCGCGCAATGCCCAGTCCTGCCCGGCGTACGCCGTCATCTCGGTTAGCACAAATACCTTGCCGTTATCGCGCTCGCCGAGGGTTTCCGAGCGCACGCCCGGGATGGTCAGTCTTTCGCCGCGTCGCATTAAATACTCCGATTGTGATGTGGTTCGCGGAGTGTAGCGCAGCGACACGGTATCGTACAGACACCAATTACGGAGGTCGTCATGAAGAGATTAATAGGTGCCTTGATTCTAACACTCGCGTTCGTCGCCGCACGTCAGGCGGGCGCGGCTGAGTCGAATTGCTTCCGCGGTCCCGGCGGCACCGACTCCGGCCCCTGCAGCAATGTCGAGCGGGCAATCGTCACGGACGCAGTTAACTTAATCGAGGACGATGGCGGCCACGTGGATGCATCGATAGGCATAGGGTCCGCTGTGACGGGCGCCGTCGCCTTTATTCACTCTCGCAACATGCCATGCACCACGGTAAGTATGATGCTGCAGGTTTCACCGACAATAATCGTGATGTCCTGTGACCACAAGACGCATATCTATTCGCTGATTGCGGACGGCGGGAAACTCACCCTAATGGTGCATGAGCCCGCGACGCCTTAGATGTTCGTGACCGGCACCGACTCGAAGGTAATCTCGTACGTCTGCGCCTCGAAAATCTTTTTCGCATCCGGTATCGGCTTGAAGCGGGTCAGCGAGCCATTGTTGAGGGTCCAAGCCTTTCCGAGTGACGGGGACATGATGGAACCCGAACATTGCAGGTCGTCACGAGCCGCGTACAGCGCGCCGTTCCACTGGTCGAAAATGTCGATGGACGGCGAGTCCGCTTGAATGTGAATCAGCATCTTGACTAGGTACGGCGTGAAGCCCGAAGACTTGCGACCATCGACACCAATTTTCGCCTCAACCGGGTTTACGTCCTCGGTGCCGAAAGCGTCGTCTGTTGCATAGCCCTGGATGATGACTGGACCCGCAAACACGTCAGGGATGACCAGAACAAATTCACTGTTGGCGGAGGTAAGGGTAGCCATGATTTTCCTTAGAGAACGTCAACCGAGGACATCGAGATTTTCTGCACGCTGCCGCCGTCGGTGTACCACAGATTGATGGTCGGCGAGCCGCGACCGCCGCGTACGATGGCGCCGGGGTCGAGAATCTGCAGATACCATCCCGTATTCTGAATCGTGGCGGTCGCGCCCGGGTCGCCCGTCGCGGTATTGAGCGCCGCCGACTGCGTGCCGCTCAGCGTCACGCCTGCCACGATGGTCCCGAAATAAAGAGCCGCCGAGATGGGTCCGGTCGGCGGGCTATTGCCACTCGCCGCGCTGCCCACGAGAGCCGAGCGAATCAGGTTGTAGCCGCGGGTCACGTACGGCACCGCCGGCACGGTCTGCAAGAGCGTCATAAGCGCAAGCTGCAGACTCGCGTTCAGTTGAATCTGCCCGATGTACGTGTCCGCCCATTCGAACGGTCCCGAAATTTGCCCGGGCTGATTCTGCGTGAATAGCTGATTGGCCGTCGCGAACGCGGCATAACAGTTGTACCCGTTTGCAATCAGGTTGTCGTAAACGGTCTGATCCGTGACTTGCGCGGTCAGTCCGGGCTGTCCGCGAAACGCGAACGTCGTGCGCCCGTTCTGTTGCTGATAATTGACACTCGCCGCGATGGCGCATTGGAACGCCGCTAGCACGCCCGTGCCGCTGATATCATAGACGGGCATCACGCCGGTATCGCCCGCAGCGTTCACGATGTTGCCGAAAGAGCCGGTAGCGTCCGGGCTCGTCGTCGGGCTCGAATCGCTGTCTTGACACACGTACAGGTAGCGCTGTCCCGTGGTCTGCACCCACGCGGCGAATGCTTCCTTGTTGCCGAGCGTCTGCTCGGAAACGGTCATGAATGTAGCCCAGTTCTGCGTGGCAGCCACGACGGCGCCCATGACGCCCGCCGGGGTATTCGCCGCGGCGCCCTGCGACGTGACCGCGCCAGCGGCGGCGGTAAGCTTGAGCCCCGTCGCAAAGCTGTCCGTTGTCGGGAAACCGATGGTCGACACGACGCCCGTGCCGAGCCCGTCGGTAATCACGAAAGCGTCGCGCAGCGTGTCGTACGTCACGAGCGCCGAGCCCGCGACGGTGGCGGTGCCGCTCGATACGGTCGCCGACGTGCTCACGTTCACGGTGCCGGTGCCGGCGGTCGGAGTATACGTCCCGAAACTCGTGATTGTCGCTGGACCGCTGACGCCCGTGCCCTCAAGCACGTTGCCGATGGCGAGTTCGCCCGACGCGGTAGCCGAGACTGTCACGACGCCCGCAGCCTGCGAAGCGGTGCCTGAGAATAGCGCGGTGCTCGATTGCAGCCCCGCTTGAATCAGCGTCGCCGCGTTCGTGAACGACGTTGCGCCGGAAAGGTTGATTGCCGCCGAGGTGTTCGGCTGCCCCTCAATCGAAAGTGTGAGAGTGCCCGACAGCGCTTGCAACTGCGTAAGGGTGAGACTCGCGACACTCGCGCCGCGGAGGTACGCCGCCACGGGGGCGGTGTTGAACTGCACGAAGTAAAGCGTGCCCGGCAGTGTGGTGCAATTGTTGTAGCCCGCGAAATAGACGTTCGCCAGGACCGTTTCCGGCGCCGAGGGACCGAACCAATCCGACACGTCAACGGCGTTTGCGAAAGGCTGCGCCACGCCGATAGGAATCGAGGGGTCGCCGGTCACGAAAACCGCGTTGAGCGATAGCGGATTTCCGCCCGCGCCAAGCACGCCGGGGATGACATTGGCAAGAGCCGAGGCGGGTATTGATGGCGGCATAATTACGGATTCCGTTGGAAGTGCGACCTACGTCACGCTGATGATACGATTATGACCGGGGATAGTCTAGCCCGGCGGGGCGAACCCGCCCCCGGGGGTTACGTCCACAAGGTCAACCGGACCGAGCTCGACGGCATATTCCTGCGCGGTCGTCACTTGCGCGTTGTACTGGATGCGGGCGGTCACTATCCAACGGTCCTCGTACTGCGCCTCGGCGTTCGTGAGCGGCGCGCGGATGGGGTCGTCGGCGTACAGCGGCTGACACTTTGGCGCGAGGGCTAGACAAGCGACATCATCACGCAAGAGCGTCGTCAGAATATCCGCCCAGTCCGATGCGAGCGGCCCGTACACGTCTAACTGCACGTCGACTTGCTGCCCCTGCTCGCTGACGACGGGACCGGGCGCCGGCGGGTCGCTAACCGTCGCCGAGTAGGTGTCGACGTTGGTGCGGAGCCGTTTCTTGTTGATAGCGTACATGACCACGAAGCCCGACGAGGCGGGAGTAGGCATCGCCACGCGGTTCGGGTATCCCTGGATAACCTGCCCGCTCGAGAGTCCGAGTTGCGCGGTGATGAACGCGCCGAGCGCCGTATAGACGTCGGTCAAGGTATTGACGATTGTGGCGGGAACGCTCATGGCGTGTCAGTCTGCAAAACGACGATAAGCTTTGTCCATCCCTTGTATTCAACGTTCCACGGTCCTGCGACGTAAATCACTTTCCAGTTCTGTACGGCTTCGCCTTGGAACGTCACGAATTGCAACAAGTCGCCGCCCTTCGCCTGCACGCGGACGATAGCTTGCGGGTTCTGGAATAGGAACACGGTGCGGAAAACGCCCTGCATGTTGAGCGCGTCAACGTGCTTTAACTCCTCTTTACCGAGCGGCTGCGCTTGGATGCGTACCTGCACGGGCGGAGCGTACTGCGGCGTTTGCGAGTAATCGGCATTCACGGTGGCGCCGAGGCTCGACAGATACGTCGCAACCATGTCGGGGTTCACGTAGTTGATTGCCCCGCGGACGATGCCGTGCAGATTCATTTCTTGACCTCGTAATCCACGGCGCGCTGCATGTCGCCCTTGTCCACAAGGGGCTTGTCGAAACCCTTAGCGGCGATCGTCGACGGCGCGTTGCCCGGCGTCGACCACTGCGCAATGCTGTTCTCTACATCGTCGCGCATGGACTGCCCGAGCAGCCCGAGCGAGGCGGGACCGTCGTAATTCGTGGCTTTCAGTGCCGCGCCGAGTTTCCGCCCCCAGTCCTTCGACTGTTGCGCTATGGTCGTCCGAAAGAACGGGCGAGGCGGCGCGGTGCGCGTGCCGAACTCATTCCAAAAAGCCTTTTGCGCGTTCGCCATTCCGGTCGGGTCTTTCGACCCCTCGAGGAACCCGACGCGCAGCACGCCGCCGCTCGTGATTTTCTGCTCGAGCGCGCCGAGCGCAAGGTGCATTTTCTTACCGCCGATGATTTTAGAACCCATACGGTCCGCCGCCCGGCGTGAAGGGACCGAACCCCGCGCCGCCAAACGGCGAATAGGATGCGGGCGGCGCCGGCACAAAAACCGCCGTGCGGAATTTCGCGGTCGCCGTCCAGTACTCCGCGCCGTACTTCGTTTGTATGTAGTACGCCTGCCCGGCGTTCGGCGGTGCTTCCCACGCGGCCGACACCGAGACGTCGCCCTCGCTTGCATCGCTGATACGCCCGACCACGCCGAGCGGCTGCACGATATTCGGCGTACCCGGCACAATCATCGACTCGAGCGTGACGGGCGAGCCGTACGTCGTATTGAGCGTGTACGTACCAATGCCGCCCGTACCCGTCCCGAGCGCGGTAATGATTGCGCCGCCCGGTACGAGCAGCGAGCCGCCCACGCTCGGACCGTCGTACAGCGACGAACCGACGGCAAGCACGCCGAGCAACGCGGATGCAATTGTAAGTGTCGCCCCCGTGACCGAGCCCGTGCCCGAGAATGCCGGCGAGCCGACGCCGTAATCGTTCGACCCCTGCAGAATAGCCGTGATATGCGCCGTAAGCAGGTACAGTAATTGAAGCCGCGTGTTCGCATCCTGCACGCGCGAGCAGCACGAATTGTTGAGCAGCAACGTCGCGCTCGCGAAGTTATTGGCGAGCGCGGACGGCGCGGCAATGTTGATGCCCGTAAATTCCGGGTACGACGCCAGGAACTCGGCGGCGCTGAATTGCACCAAACCGAAAACCGGGTTTATCGTCGCACACGGAATTACGGGCACGTCATTTACTCCACGGGTTCAGGCTTGCGCTTAGAGAAATCCGCCTCGGTGACTCCACTCATGCGGGGGTCCGACTTGCTGAGCGGTGCGAGCACTGCCGGCGTTTTCTCGCTGTCCTTGACCATGACAGCCGCGCTCGGCTCGTCCTCGGCTTCGAACAGGATGCCGTTACGAAGCAACCATGAACGCGGATGCTCTTTTTTCCACTGCTCCCAAAACGCGCGCGGCACGCCTCGGTTCAGGTACGGCTGCGTATTCATGCCGTGCGGCACGTCCGGCGCATTGCCGGATTTCAGCATCGCCACCCGCATAGGGTATGAGTGATGGTTCCATCCGTGAATGGTGTACGTCTCGTAAGCCGCCGTTTTCTCGACGTGGGTCACGGTCTTACCTTCCTCATTTTTGCGGGTCGTCTGTATCCCGATTTCAAGCTTCATGCCCGCAGGTGATTTGCATCCGATTATCAAAAAGTCCTTAGCCATTGTCGTTTACTCCAAGTTAGGGTGTGAAAAAAGCAGCCGACGAAACTAATGCGAGTTGACCCGGCGGCGAGGTAGAGCATACCAAAAATGGCGTCGCCTCGGCGCTCGACGCCGCGCCGCTGATTGCCGAACCGTCCGCGAGAGATGCGTAAACCGTCTGCCCGTACAGCGCGCCGCCCGCGAATCGCAGCCAGAAATTACCACGCGAGTGCAGCGTCACGACGAGCCCCGGACGCACCCGCAGCCCGCCGCACGGTGTAACGGTCGGGTCGTAGAACTGCCACGTCCACGCGGACTGCGGACCGGCGAGGGCGCGCGGACCGCCCACGACGCCGCCGTTTGCGCCATTGAGCGAACGGAGCGGGATGACCACGCCGAGCGCGTCGGAGGCGTCTACGCGAGTGTTATTGACCCGCCCCGTGGCGGAGTTCAGCCAGCCGAATCGACCTTGAATCGTGCCGGGCGAGTTCGAGCGCGGCGCCCCGGGGCCGGCCGTGACCGAATGAAACGGCGCGCGTGCCTCGAGATTCTGCGCGATAGGCGCGCTTGCGAAGGCGCCCTCGTAAGCTCCGTAGAGACTGACGAGGGCGCCGTTTGCGGAAGGACAACAGCCCATTGGCGGGCGGGCGATTAAGCCCCCAAGAAGGACGCGACGCCCACGGGCATGTAGTAAATGGTGCCCCAGGTGCCCTGCGATTTCTTCTGTTCCCACGAGGAAGTCTTTGTCACGATGGCATGAGCGCGCATTTTCTCGGTGAAAGCCGACTCGACGACCTTCTGGCCCTCGATGCTCTCCACGATAAGCTGCACGAACTCGGTGCCGCTCGCGTTCCCGCCGCCGTTGATGGCGAACTCGGGAACCTGAACGATTTTCAGGTTGGGGAAGTTCGTCTTAATCTGCGTATACACGTTCACGTTGTAGGTGTTCGTGTTGTTCAGATTCACCGCGTTGCCGGGCGAGATGCCAAGCGAGAACGCACTCTCAGCGTTCACGAGCCCGTAGGTGTTCACGATGATTTCTTGCACGAGGCGCAAAATGTCCGCGTAAATCACGGCGCCGTCGGCACCGAACCACGTGGACGTCGGCGCCAAGCTGGCGGGCAGCGATGGGTCGTTCGTGCCGCCGTAGCACTGTAGACCGCTCACGCCGTACAGATACGTGAAGTTCTGGTACTTTTTGAGGGTCAGCGCAGACGCCATATTGACCTGATTCGCCCAGTCGACCTTCGCCTCACTGGCGCGCGCGAGCTCGCGCTCGCCCCAACGAGTGTTCGTCTGGTAGTGGTAGGACTGCCGCTGCGGGAAATTGACGTTCGCATTGGACATTCCGTCTTGCGAGAAGTCGCCGTAGCTTGACACTTCACCCGTGCGCTCCGCCTGGATGAACATGGCGGTATCGGACACCCATGTGCCTTTCTTCGTCTCGCCGTAGAGCTCCGCAGCCTTGACCGGCGCAATCACGATTTCGATGATTGCCGGGTCAACGTAGGTCGTGAACAGCGAGGGAATGCCCGCGTTCGCTTGAGTGATTAGCGTCGGCTGCGCATCGTACGCAATCTCGCGATCCATGAGGACCATTCCGCGGGCTTCTTGAGCCAGCCCCGACATGAAATGGATTCCCCATTTACGGCCGAGTGCGGCGTGGTCAATTGCAATGCGCTTCATGTTCGTGTGTCCTGTTTCGTCGAAAAATTAAGCAACCGCGTGGGTGATCTTGGCGACGCCCGCCCCGGTCAGCGAGACGGGCCCGACCGTCCAACCGCTCGAGATGTTCGTCGGTCCGGTAATCGTCTCGGACGCAGTGTTGACCGGGACGCTGCCGGGAATCAGCAGCCCGTAGGTGCCGATGCCGCCGGTTCCGGTAATGAAGCTGGCAATCTGCGTCCCCGTGGTCACGTTGGTGCCCGAGATGGTGTCGCCAATCGACAGCCCGCCGTCGGCAACCGCCGTGATATTCAACACGCTGGATGCGGTCGTAATCGCCTCGGTCGACTCTGTGGTCGGAACTGCACTCAAGCTGTAGACCGCGCCCACTGTGGACGGGGTTCCGCTCACGAGTCCGGTAATGGTCGTTCCCGACACGACGCCGGTGCCG